GCATTGATGGCGGTGCTGTCGAACACACGCGCCATTTTATTCTGACCCGGTGAACCGCCGCCCTCGTAATAGCCGTCATACAGATTGCGCTGCGGCAGGCCAAACTCGTAGCAGTCTTCATAGATCTGACGCCAGTTGTCTTTGCGGCGCTGCGCCACGTCGTGACGCTTTAGGATGTCCTCAACACTATGCACTGGCTTTATTCCTCTTGCTTATCGCCGCCGCTTTCGACTTGGCGTCTGCTTTTGAACTCGCGCCCCAAGCGCGAAGTGATAAAAGCAGGCGCGTTGGCTTGCCCTTTTCGTCACGCTCCGGCCCCGGCATGTTGCCCATACGCGCCAAAAAGGAAGCGCGGCGCGGATTGTCGCCGGATTTCACTGGGCGCTTTAGGTTCATGCCTTGCGCCTTGGCAGAGCGCCGACCGGCCTCGTTTAGACCGCCCTTCGGGTTTTTACCCGCCTTGCGTGTCCAAGCGGGGGAAGCCATTAACGACCAATCCGAATTGACGCGGTGCCGCTGGTGTAATCGCCGGTCTTGATGCCAGCGCGGTAAACAACGATAGGCTCGCCGTCGTAACCGGCTGTCTCAATCGGCGCGGTAAATGTGTCAACGTCACGCCAAGTAGCGCCAGCGTCAAAGCTGCGTTGCACTGTTACAGTACCAACAAATGTGCCGCTGATCGAAAAGCTGAAATTGCCCTCAACATATAAACCATCTGTAAAAGTGTTTTCCGCAGAAATGTCGGCCTCAACCAGACCTACGTTTTTATCTAATACTGCCATTTTATCCTCTTGCCGCTCTCATGTTATCAATCAAGTTAGGATATGGGCGGCCAGCTTTTTTGGCTGCTCGCATAGCGCTGCGTTTTTTAGCCGGGCTAAGACCTTTTGGTTTAGGCAATCCCTTCGGACGTTTTTTGTCCCAAACTTCTTTAGCCATTACTTACCGTAACCCTTCCCTTTTTTCTTAGGCATAATCTTTCCTCTTCGCCATTTTGGTTTTCATGTTGGCCTCAGTTACCCGGCCACCAGTCTGCCGTGCATATTCTTTAGCCGCCTTCATACCAGCCTTGCTGTAAGCAAAGTGGCGGGTCTTACCGTCTTTGGATACTACCTTTGGCATTTACGCCCCCAATGTTGTTTGTGTGCCTTCATCTTCAGCAGCAGAGCCAAGCCTGCCGCCACTTAGCAGTGACCGGCGTCCAGAGCGGCGAGCGCGGCGTCTGGCTGCCGCTGCTTTTTCGGCTGTGGTTGCCATAGCAACTTTTTCGACACTCTCAGGTGCTGTAGCTGGCTCTGCTAATTGTCTTGACTGCGGCACCTCTTTAACGACGCCAACAGACTTAGCCAAATTTGTCACAGCTTTCCCAGCAGATCCCATAACTATACTCCTAATGTGGTTTGATCGTCGGCGGTGCCACCGCGAACACTAGACAACAATTGACGTGAACCGCCTCTGCGACGGGCGCGTTGCCGCGCCGCCATCTGGCGCTGCTGCAAATCCTCTTGCGCCGCCAGACGCTCTTCCTGACGCTCTTGCGCCTCAGTCACCTTTGGTGCCACTTGTTGCGGCGTCGGCATCTTTGGCGTCTTAAATAAAGCGGTCATTCGTAAATCCTCGCAAACATAATATGATCAGCGCCAGTGGGGCCGTAATTACGCAACAGCCCCTCGCGAGTGAATTGTAACGCATCTGCCCACCTGACAGCAAGTTCATTTTCCGCATTTACCGTCAACTGCAACCGCTTCAATCCCTTTGTGGTAGCAATGTGATTAAAATAACGTCTGGCGCACCGCGTGACTGATACAGCCAAGGTATCAACTTGCTTGCCTGTCAACAGCCAAGCCTCGCCCATACCCGGCCACAAAATGTTGGTGCCAAAGCAAGCGACTATTTTACCGCGATACAGCGCCGTGCAGGCGTCCCCCGCCGCTTGAAACGATCTGAGCATGTCGTCGTAGTCAGGCACGGCGTCGTAGTATTCGCGGTCAAATGGCCGCAGATCCATCACACGCGGGTGCGCCCAGTGAAATGGCACAATCTGCACATAGCGGTTTGTCGATATCTCGTTAAAAAATTTCAAAGTCTGCATTGGCCGTTAGCTGTTTAAACTGTTTGCTGAACTGGCTGTTGCGCGTAATACTCCGCACCTCACCGGCACCCAGCATCAAATAACCAAACGCATCGCCGACGTGTGAGTGTTCATTCTTATTCGGCGCATCCCGGAACCGCTCATACCCGGCACCAACGGCGACGCGCTTAAAGTGATAGCCGCCAGCCAGTGACTTGCGGGTGCGGGTGCATTTGCTGTTGACGATCAGCCCGGCCTTACCGTCAACCATCCTATTCATCGGCATAGCACCTGCCTCGCGCCGCACCTTAAAGTCGTTGGTGCTAGTTGGCCGGGCATGTAAACCCATCGTCTTCAAATGCTCAAACGCCGTCACCTCAAATATCTCATCGCGCTTGACGCCTGCCGGATCACCCCAGACCAACACGTCAGATTTAGGAAACATTGTTTGTATGTCAGCCAATAAATGATGACAGAACCGCTCAAGCCCCATATCAAACGCCACCAACTCATGCACGACATTCCATCGCCCGTTCTGCATTTTCTGCCCAAACACCGCCGCCGGGGTCAGGCCAAAGTCAAGGCCGATATGCACAGGCCAGCCGGGTTCTATCTCGACATCGCCGGACATGACGCTGTCGCTATACTCAGGCCAGACCGGCTTGCCGTCTTGAACGTAAACGTACTGCGCCCCGGCGTAGCACTGTATCCAGTCTAGCGTCTTACCGGCCAACTGCTGTTCGTAGTAACCAACCGGCAGATTGTTGACGTTCTCAGCCTTGGGATTGTTTAGCCAGTGCTTGCCAGCGGCGAACATAGCGTCCTCATGTTCTGCCGTACCCTCGACTACGCCGCCGGGTTGCTTGTAAAACTTCCACGGGTATTTGCCCCGGATCGGGTTTTTCTCCGCCAGATTAGGCCACCAGTGGTCACTGTCCATTGGGTTGGTACTCATCCACACGCCGCGCCAAGTGCAGCCAGCATTGGCCTTGGTGGGGTAGCGTCCGACACGCGAGGTCAGGCCGTCGACCACCGCCTTTGGCAGTTCTCGCGCCTCATCAATAAAGCCGCCGGTCAATTCCAGTGACAACAGCTTACGCACGTCGCGGGGCTGATCCAATGCCAGAAATATGACCTCGCAGTCGATGCCAGCGGCACCGTCACGGGGCGGCAGTTTTATGTGGTGCGTGATCGGCGGTGACCAGCGCATCGGCCCCCACACATTCTCCGGGAAGATCTCCTGCCACGTCTTGATCGTGGTAGTCCTCAGTTCCGGGTAACTGTTTCGGATAACTGCAAATCGAGTATATCTGATCCCATCTATCGGCGAAGGCTCTTGCTTCACCGCTCGCAGCATCACTTCCGCTAATGAAGCAAACGTCTTGCCAGAGCCGACTGGCCCCATCAAGCCACGCACAAAACTGTCGTCGTTTAAAAATTGCCATACCGTTGGGCTTGTCTCAAAGTTAAGGTTTAGACCGGCGAGCGCCTCAGTCGTCGGCTGCTTGCGGCGGCGGGGTGATCTGTCAGTAGCACGTTGCGCCCTAGCCATCAATCATTCTCCGGGCTAAAAATAATCGTCGTGACGTTCTCATACTCGCTGCTGTTGATCTCCAGCATGACGCCTTCGCACGATGTGCAGACGACTTGCTCACTGCGGTCAGCCACTCTACCGTGGGTGTCAGCGCCACACCAGCCGCATATGACCTCAGTTTTAAAAAACCTGACCGACTGAAAATCCTTAATGTTAATCACTTCCGCTGTCATCGCCGTCAATCTCCACTATGCTAGTCGTTGGCCCGGTAATATTGATGCCGATCATACTAGGCTTCTGATCCCCGGCATTCGGCTCCAGCAAGCCGCGATGCTTCGCCAGTAGGCGCAACGCCGACAGCTTGTCGTGCATCTCAACCTCGATGCTGTTGCCAAACTGGTTGGGCGTGACCTTGACCTTCTTGACAGAGCGCTTGGCGCGATCCGACAACTGGTCACTGGGCGTCAGCGTCACACGGCCCATATCGTCCCACTGGATAACGTCAGTCGCCTCACCGGCACCAATGGCCTCTAACTCTTGCACGACGGCCTCGCGCCTCGCCTCATCGCTTGAGGCCAGTGCGGCGCGTTGCTGTCTAATCGTTGGCGTTTTGTTTCCTGACATGCAGGCACTCCGATCCTGTTGCGGCATAGCCAGCCAGATCCACCCAGCTATCCTGATGATCCGGCGTCGCCGACAGCCGCGCCAACTTGACCCCGGCCATCATCATCGCCACATGCTCTGGCTGAAACTCAATGCCAACCAGCGCCGTCCATATAACGGCGATGCGCTCGTGATTATCCCATATACTACCATACTGCTCGCCGCGATCAGCTACGGTTTCTTTTGCGGCATCCAATAATTCATTGCGGTTCATTCGATTTCACCCTTTACGTCAATAATCTTTAGCTTGCAGGCGCAACACTCGTATTCAACTTTATGCGCCCATTCCCTTTTTAATTCAATCGTGCATCGGCAGCGGGGGCATTGACCGTTGTTCAATCGCCGCTGGAACGTGCCATCGCCCTCATAAATGTGATCGTTCATGCAAAACTCCATCGCCACCACAACGATAGCACAACGTCTTCTCGATGCAACCGTAGCCGTCTGGCTGCGTGATCCAACCGTCAGCGCAGTCGGTGCAGGGTTTTGTGCGAAAATTTTGTGTGACACCCCCATATACGATAGTGGCGGGGCGGGGGGCAAGGGGTGCCTTTTTTTGTATGCACACACACAAATCTTGCGCTGTGCAAAAGCATACGTCGGTCTGTTCGTTGCACATCACAGCATGCCCCCTGCCACGTCGTACAGCGACGGCACCCCTGCCCTTCGCTCAATGGCTTGATCACACACGTTCAGCGTGGCTGCCCTCACGTCTGCCGCAGTAAAGCCAGCAACGGCCAGACGCCGGGCATGTGCTATCTCATTATCATACAGCCGCACTTGCCCGGTGGCCTGCTGCACTGCCCGGATGTAGGCGTGAGCGATGGCGCTGGCTTCTGGTTGATCGGTTGTGTGGGTGTTTAGTTGTCCATCCCCCATACCCCCTATTACATTTGTGGGTGCGTCATCATCGTCAGCGCGTACCTGCAATGGCGTGGCAATGTGTATCTCTTCGTATGTGGGCAACGGCTCATCGCCATCCCACAGCACCTGATAGCGATTGCTGTGCCACCCACTGGCCGTCTCTTGGTAATCCTTGGGCGATAGCTGCCGCACATACTTGCGACGCTTCAGCACCTTCATAGCGTTATGTATCGTCACACGTTCTGCATACCCTGTGATCTCACACAGCGTCTGCATCGCAGGCCAGCACACGCCAGCCCTGTTGGCGAAGATGCACAGCGCACCAAGCACCCGCAACTCGCGTTCTTTCAACTGCCGGTCACCCGCTGCTCGCGCTGGCATTACTGACCACTTCCTAAAATGGTATGTTGTCATCGATCAAATCCTTTGTTGCTATGCTCTCAACTGCCGCACCCGGCCACATCTGCTTCGCCACGTCTGTTATCTGACCGGCCTTGTCCTTGCGCCACTTGGCGATGATCACGGCCACCTCTTCAATGCTGTACACCACCATATCCCTGTTGTCCGCTGCCACCTTGCCAGCCTCATAACCATTGCGCGTGATCGCCAGCACCTTGCCATCATCCATCGGCGCTTCCCAATACTCGCCAGTCAGCGGCTTATGCCCCGCAGCCTTGGCCGCATTCACCATCGCCTCGACGCCTC